GTATGTGATTGACGCCCTTGACGATCTTGTTGAGTCTGGCGTTAGCGTAATTGCCATCACATCAACAAAGGGAAAGGTCGAAGAGGTAAAGCAGCAGCTTCTTGAGATTGGGTTTGATTTCTCCGTTGAGGAGAGCACCTTCCCAGTCGGGTCAATGGACTATTACAAGAAGAGCAGAATTGGACAGATCAGCAGAGCTGGCGCGGCCATCGTTTCTCAATACGACCCAGGCAACGCTGATATCTACCGCGCAGCAGGTGCTGCAATTCCAGAGATTATTGAGACTGAGATTTACAAAGCAGACACGATTAACCTCAACGTTCCGGCTGGTGTGCGGGCAGAAGCCCGTCGTGGTCTTGACTGGAGAAGAGAGTTTGGTCGAGGCGGAATCGGCCCAGGACAGGTAACCGCAAGAATGCTTATCTCCAACAAGATGACCATTCCTCGCGTAAGAAAGATGCGTGCGTATCTTGCTCGACACGAAGTTGACAAGAAGGGCGAGGGCTGGTCGCCAGGACAGAAGGGATTCCCTTCGGCTGGCAGAATTGCTTGGGCCCTTTGGGGCGGAGATCCTGGCAAGGCTTGGTCAAACAAGGTCATGCGATCTGTCGAGGCTAAAGAGCGAAAGCGATAGTCGCGCATGGCTGAAAAGTTTTATCATCAACAGCCCTGCTTCTGTATCCCCTGTCGCGTCATGAAGGCAGATGGCGTCAAGCAGCCAGCTCGTCAGATGGAAGAGCCGGAGCAGCCTAAAAAGAAAGCCAAGCGCTCGAAGAAGGCATAATGGCACACAAAGATCCTGTTACGCCAAAAATGAGGAAGGATGTTTTTGACCGCGACCGAGGCTGTGTCGGGCCGCGAGTTGGAATGCATGAAGAATGCGGCAGCCAGTTTGGGCCGGGCGGTCAGATCATCCTTGAATTAGATCATGTGTTCAATTCAGGTTTTGGCAAGCGCGGACCATCCGAGATGTGGAATTTGGTGACGCTGTGCGGATGGCATCATAGAATGAAAACAGAGTCTTCCCGCAAGTGGCGAGAGGCGCTGTATGAGTATCTGGAGGGGTTTCAGTATGATCGAAGTGAATGACTTTCCTAGGGCCAAGTGCGACAACCGTCAATGCATGGCCAAGTCGGCTGGCATCATCGGTAGGGGCCTAGGCCCTATTGTGAAAAGAGGCAATCAGAAATTTCATATTGCCTGCGTCCCCAATTCCCGCTTGACGAAGGGTGATATCATCAAGTAAGATGATACTCTAAAGGAGGGAGCATGCGGGGATCAATTGGGGTTTCTTGCTACGCGTGTGGCGGTTCGCTGTTTCAGCTATCGTCGCGTTCGTACTTTTGCCCCAACGCTCATTGCAGCCCTGGGGGCAGGGTGATGAGGTCCGAGGACGTTTCTGCGTCTGGGCCATCGTCTTCCTCTAAATGCATTCTTGACCGTTGCACAGCACACGGCAGGGGATTGGAGAACGAAGATGCAGGAAATGGATCTGATGATGCTCGGACGGAAGAAGTTCCTGGAGTATCTGAAGCACTCGCTTGAAAATGGCGCACAAGTAAAGCCAAAAGAGATTATCGCGTTCGAGGCCGCCAACGCGGCATCCAACGACTTGGATGGCTTGGTTGACTACGACGAGATTTTGTCGTATAGAAGGGGTATCTCAATTGCAATGGAGGACTGGGTTACAAACCCGGTTCTAGAAAGCCAGGAAAGTTAATGAAGCAAACGGGACCTAATTTTGCGGAGCAAAGGATTATCCAAAGGAAGAAAACTGCACGGGTATGGAAACTCCTTGAGGAAACGGGAATCAAGCGCCGCTACATCGCAAGGCATCTTGGGGTATCGTATGGGTACCTGAATCAGGTGCAGTATGGACAGGCTCCTATCAGTGGGCCAATGCGGAAAAAGATTTCTGAGTTCCTGGGGATTGATGAGGTCAAATTGTTTGAAGACCTCGATGAGTATCTAAAGAAGGGGGAAGAAAATGGCATTTGACAAGAGCGCACTTAAGGATTACGTTGATGTCGCGGAGCGCATTCGCGCGTGGTACGAGGCGTACCCAAACGCTCGCATTGAAACAAGAATTGTCGAGCACACCGAAAAGCGCGTGGTCATTGAGGCGCGAGCCTATCGCGGCGTCAAGGAAGACAACGGGCTTGACGAAAGGCTTGGCTTTGTGGACGATCGTCCAGCAGGCATTGGACATAGCGCCATGCAGATTCCAGGCGCAACTCCGTACACTCGCGGATCGGAAATCGAAAACTGCGAAACATCTGCAGTTGGTCGCGCGCTGGTCATGGCTGGGCTTCCGTCAAAGCGGATTGCTTCTGACGATGAGATCAAGGCCAAGGGCGGCTCGTCGAAGTCGGTTGCCAAGGCTGCCGCAGAAGTATTCGACGACGCGGTGCTTCCGCCACATGTCCAGAAGTTTGTTGACGAGTTTGACAAGGCGACAAACCTTGACGCGCTCAATGAGATCGGGAAGAAGATTAACGAGTCCAGCGCCGATGGCATTGAGATTGACGACATCTCTCGAGAGTTTCTTGTTAAGAAGTTCAAGGCTCGCAAGGCTGAGCTTCAGTGAGAATTATTGAGCGAAACCCAGAGCATGTAAGCGTTAGCGAACTACGCGAGTTTCTCGCCTGTCCGTTACGCTGGTGGTATAAGTATCGTCTTGGCATGTGGACAAATCGCACCACGCCATACTTTGCCCTTGGGACATCGGTGCATAGTGGCCTTCAGATGTGGTACTCCCACGGCAAGAAGAACGGCGATTTGACCTGGGCCTTCCGGGCGTATCGCGAAACTTGGGTTGAGGAGTCGGCAAAGGTTGACTGGGGCGCAGAGAAAGAGCGGGACATCCTTAGCGAAGGGTTTGCTGGAGAGGAGATGCTGCGACACGGAATCCTTGAGGGTGATGACTGGACGGCAAAGCATGTTGAGCATACGATGATGTCGGAAATCTCTCACTCACGACTTGGCAAGCTTCCAATTAAGCTCAAGACAAAAGTTGACATGATTACGGACGACCTTCGCGTGATTGAGCACAAGACATCAGATCGAAGATGGGAGAAGGAGCGCGAGCATCGCGACATTCAGGCAACCGCCTATGTGTCTGCTGTTCGACAAAACTTTGATCATGACCCTTCGGTTGTGTTTAACATTCTAAGCAAGTCGGCCAAGGGCCCAAATGTCGACAGAAGAATAACGACAAGAACCCAGGACGACATTGATTCGCTCTACATCGGTGCTCGCGCATTTCTTGATGCAATTGAGAAGGGCGCGATCTATCCGAACCCCACGGCGTTTGCTCATGCAACCTGTGAATTCAAGGCGCTTTGCAATCAGTGGGAAAGCCACCCGCAGCAAATGCCAGAGACAAGAAAGAAACTCTTCAATCTTGTCCCAACGCTCAAGAAGGACCTCTTCAAAGACGAAGAGTAAGCATCGCGTTGAACTCGATTTGCTATTCATGCGGAACTGAGTATGATAGAGACCCCGATGATGAAAGCTATCTCTGCGACGATTGTGGAGAAGAAGAGTAAGGAGAAGTCGTGTCAATCATCCCGCTAGACGACATCCTTGATGGTCGTGTCTACTGGAGATGCTACAGCGACATGCCGCGACACAAGAAGCTGTGGCGGCTTACCGACAACAACGCCAGATGGGCGTGGGTTGTCTTGTTGTGTGCGGCATCAGAGACAAATGGCTTGTTTGAATCAGATCAACACATCGAGGCGTTGATTGGAACGCAGAACGCAAAGTTCCTTCCGCAGTTCCGACGCGTTGGACTTCTGGACGGACTTGTGGTGCACGACTGGGACGAGTGGCAGGAGCCGACTGACGGATTGCGCGCGGCGCGAGAAGCAATCGCAGCATCTGCGCGCGGCAGGATGGTGCGCGATGGTGATGAAAAAGAGATTCCATCAAGAAGCATGAAAGAGTGGTTGGAATACATCGTCTCCAGCACCAACAGGCAGGGTCGATTGGTTGAGTTCATGGGCCAGATGATCGGCATTGTTCCGCAAAAGAATGATTACGCAAGAATCGCAAAGCTGATGCGCGAATATCCAGGCGGCATCCCTGCGCTTATGTCGGCAATTTGCGAGGCTGCACTTCGGGACCTGAAAGGTGACCCGATTGCATACTTGACAGCAATGGCAAAAAACGGCAACAATAAGAAGGTTGCGATTTCGGCAAGCGTCCGAGACGCACATTTGGAGGAGTAGTCATGGAACACGAACACTTTTGGGGAATTGCTGGGATGGCCTTCTTGGCCGTCCTTCTTCTTATCGCAGCCTTTACTGACTGGCGGGACGACCGATGACAGACGAGGTTGTTTACCTTGAGGACGTTGCCTACGAAGCCAAGCCCCCGCAGGACCTTCCCAGAGCGCTTCAGGCGGCCGGAATTCCTAAAAGGTATCTAAACAGCACCCTAGCCAATTTCGAGGCTCAGGGTGGCTCTAATACGGCCCTAGAGGCTGCCAGGGAGTGGGCAAAGGCCCCGCTGGGCGAGCGAGGACTGCTTTTCGTTGGACCACCGGGGACGGGAAAGACCCACCTTGCCATCGGGGCGGTGCGGGAGAAAATCGCCAGCGGGACGACTGGGATTCGCTTTGTCAATGTGCCCATCTTTTTGGATAAGATTCGGCAGTCGATGAAGTATAGTGACAGTGAAGTTATTGAACTTTTTGACTTCTGCTCATCACGAGCATCTGTCGTGGTATTGGATGATCTTGGGAAGGAGAAGGCAACGGACTGGGCAGCTGAACGGCTGTACGTTCTTGTCGAAAGTAGATATAGTGCCTGCCTCTCGACGATTGCCACGACGAACCGCGGTCTCGATGAACTCGATGTCCTTGGATATGGGGCTCTCGTCTCCCGCCTACAGCAAACCTGTCGCGCTGTCAAAGTGGGAGGGGAAGACCAGCGTATCCGGCTTGGAAGGTTGGACGGACGGGCTTGAGATTGTCCTTGTCGGCAGACCGCCGTCATGGAATCGCGCGTATCGCGTTGCTGGTCGCATCATCTACATGACGCGAGAGGCAAAAGCATGGAAGGAGAAAGTAACGCATGAAACTAGACAGGCGCTCATTAAGCGCCCAGATTTTCTGCCAGTCGACAAGAAGCGGATTGTCATCGATGTGTGGGTGCACTTGAAAAGACCCATGGATGCTGATAATCTGTTGAAGCTAACGCTTGACGCGGTAGCGGCTGGATTGGTCGTCAATGACCGATGGTTTATCCCACGAGTTTGGGAAATGGAATTTGGAGCAGCGGAAGAATATGTCCGACTGGTCCTAAGTCAGGAGAAGTGAGATGGCAAAGGAAAGGATTGAAGTAACTGGCAGGCTTGGAAGCAAGCCAGAGCTTCGCAACACAAAGACCGGCAAGAGTGTTTCTTCGTTCAGCGTCGCGGTAAAGAACAAGCGCGCAGGCGAGGAGACAACAAATTGGTACGACGTTTCCATTTGGGAGAAGCAGGCAGAACTTGCGGTTCAGTTGCTCGACAAGGGGGATCTCGTCTGCGTCGAGGGCGTCCCTTCGGTGAAGTCATTCACGACACGCAACGGCGAAACCAAGTCGTCCATTCAGATCACGGCGCGAACGTTTGACCTTCTTGCCAAGGGCAAGAACGCAACGGTTGCAAAGGCGGCCGCGCCAGAAGAAGACTTTTCAGAGGTTCCGTTCTGATGGATCTCGCGACATTCTTTAGCTACGTGGCGGCTGTCGTAATCGGCAGCACGCTCTCTTTAGTCTTGTGGGGCCTGTGGTTCAAGATTGTAAATCGCTGATCGGTTTTCGGTCACGATACCCAAGAGATCAACGTGAAACCTCGGTTGCGGATACTGGTTCCGCGCGCGACGGCTCAAGATGAAAGAGGATCGCATGGTAATCGCCAATGTTAACGGATTGATTACCATGCTTCCTTTTCGTCTGCTCCGTTCCGACGGCACGTCGAAAATTTTTTTGGGGAAAATTGAAGTAGCGGCTAGTCTGGCCCCTACCATCATTCGCCTGCTTCCCAACCGCCGCTACCGGCAACTGCTTGCCACACGAGTGGTACCAGCAGTCCGGCCAAGGCTCTGGGCAGCCTGGTTGCTTGATGCATGGCATGTCAGTACACCGATAGACGAACGGTCCCTTGTAAAGGTGAGGAAGATCAAGTGAAGGGGAAAGAGATTGCTGAGATCGAGTATCGAGGCAAACCAGTCAAGCTCTACATGGATCGATACCCTAGCGGAAAAGTTGCTATCATTGCCTACGGCGTCTATGGCGATCCCTATGGGACCCTTAGCGTCAGCCTTGACCACCTGCCACCACCACCAGAAGGATCGTTTTGGGTCAAGGGGTGGGGGGAACACAGAGAGTTTGCTGCGTGCGCATGGGGAAGCAATGTATTCACTAAGGTGGGTACGACACGGCTTCCGTACTGTAGTGGGTTCATTACTGTAGAGGCTTGGTCAATCAAGCCATAAGGAGGGAATATGAACGAGCAGACAACGATCGTGCGCCCAGCCATCGAAAAGATGGAGGATGTGGTGTACGCCGACGGGTGGGATAACTGCCTGATTGGACACGGGACAATCTTTCATGGGAGCGATGGGCCAAAGGTTGTGGCGATCTATGACCGCAATAAGATCCTCCAGACCCTTCTGGATGACTTTATTCAGACATGTGAAGCAAACCACCCTGGAGACACGCACGAGACGTGCTACCACTTCGAGGAGGCAGACGAGTACATCAGCTTCAATATCGAAGGTGCGTACCTGTCTCCCGGCATGCCTGTGTTTGCCGTGATTGAGAAGGAGTGCGAGTGTGGGTGAGGTAGATTTCGACCCCTGCGCCCAGCACGATCCGAAGTTCTCAAAAGATCAGCAGTTCACATTCCATTGTGACGACTGCTTTGATAATGCAATTAAAGAGCACAAGTGCGAGGATTACTATATTCCCAGCACAAAGGATTGCGAGCTTTGCTGGCTCGCGGAAAAGTAGGAGAGAACCATGTCAGAAGGACAAATCACCGTAGAGATGCTGTTGATAAAGATTGGCCAGCTGTCCGTTCAGCTCGATCTTGCCAATGCGCATATTGTTCAACTGAACGAAGAGATCAAGAAGCTTAAGGAAAAGAAGGAAGAGAAGTCATGAGCAGGGTGTCAACGTTGCTGAACAAGATATCGGGGGAGCTTGCAGTCGTACTGCTGATTGGCCTCGTCTCAACAACAACCGCGTGGACGGCGATTCAGGCGTCCTTCCACAGCAACGCGTCTTCTGCTGCATACAGCCAATATCAGCTGATCATCGCTGATGCGAATAACCTGTGGATCACGGCAGAGGTGAAGTACCGAGCCGACCTGTTGACTTGGGATACCGACCTTGGCGGCTCCTATGAGTTCAGCCTCTATGCGGTGCCATGCCAGCAGGAAAACCCAGAAGGACAACTGCCAGACTGCACCGAGTATATGGACGCCGTGTACGGACCATACAACGAGATGTACGACAGCGGTGAAGGCCCCCTCGCCGAATCAGATCTTGAGGGGAACTACAGCAACCGGCTACAGGTCCTTACGGGCATCTTTGCCGTCGCCCTGTTTGCGCTTGGCGTCACCTCTCCAATGAAGAGTCGGAAAAATGCCTCGTACCTTGTTGCGTTTGCCGCAGCACTCTGGTCGGTCGGCATTGCCCTTATGGCAGCAATCCCCGTCATTTTACTTTAGGAGGAAACATGATCACACAAGATTGTTGCATCTGTGCATGCGTTGGGTGTAGTGAGGGAAACTGCTGCGACCATACGGTCGATAGCCGTGGGGACGTGGCCCTCAGCTTCAGTTCGTATCAACGTGGTGCCGCCGTTACGGCACGCGGAGATATCGCAATCCCAGGCGTGAAAGGTCGCGCCGCCATTGCCTGCATGGGCTTGGCGGGTGAGTCGGGAGAGTTGATTGATCACCTGAAGAAGTGGGTTGGTCACGGCCACGATCTTGACCGCGCCTACCTGACCATGGAACTTGGCGATATCCTTTGGTATATCTCCGAGATTGCCACGGTGACCGGCATTGACCTTGGGGAGGTTGCCCAGATCAATGAGCGGAAGCTGCAGATGAGGTATCCGAAGGGGTTTTCTATCGAACGTAGCAGGAACAGGGAGGATCAATGAGCGAAAATACTGAATCATTCATTCTCATGGCGATCGCGGGTGCTGTCGTCATCATCTCCCTGCTTTACTCTGTTGGTTGCTGATGATTCGCAAGTGCGTTCGGTGTCTTGAGTGGTGGCCCTCAGATCGAGAGTTTTACTATTCCAAGAAACACGGACGCTGTATCGCGTGCGAGGTAGAGGTCGAAGACTTGAATCGACGCCGCGAATACATGCGCCAGGCAGCCCAAAAGTATCGCGATAAAATTAAGGCGGCTTCATAATGTCTTACGCAATTGCAAACATTCCACCAATCTCGTGCTACGTCCGCAAGGAGTACCTTCGCGACCTCCAGGACGGATATGGCGAGTTCACGCCAGCCTACTGGGTGACCGTCAAGGCGATTCGCCACCGCGCCCTCTATGTCGAAGCGTTTCTTCCGGAGTACGGCGCGCTGTACGACAAGCTTCCGATCAGCGCCTATGTATGGAAACCCGAAACCCCAACGCCAGATTTGCCGCTTGGGGACCTGCAGTTGTGGGACGCAAACTCGCCACAACTTGCGGTGATTGAGAAGGCAGCCCTCAAGAACATGCGCTGCTCATTCCGCTCGCAGAACGGTGCATGGCACAACGGGCACTACCTGTTCACCGTGGATATGGTGCACTCTGATCCGAATGAGATTGACGCGAACTGGGCGAGACTACCAGCAGAACACAAATCATATAATTTTATGAAGCTCGACAACGGCCAGTTTGCCGCACAGCCAAACAACCGTGTCTTGTGGCAGGACGAGGCGCTCGTCTTTAAGAATCGCAAGATCCC